CAGAACTGGCAAATGCGGGCACGCCAGGTCCGCAGCAAACGCCCCATCGCCTGGCCGAAGAAAGAGTACGTGGGCTACGACGCCTGAAAGGCAAAGGGCATGGTACCGAACAACATTATCTGGACGATTGTGGGAGTCCTGCTCATCATCCTGCTGTTCATCCTCATCGTCCCTCACTTCCGTTGATGACCACCGCGGAGGTGATGGAAGTGCTCGTCAATCACCCCCTGGAATGGGTGCGGATCAAGGCGCCAGCCATTGCCCTGCCCGTGATCGCCAGCGCGCTGAATCGCACGCCTGGGTTCGAGGTGACGAGCTTCGGCACCGATGTGCTCGCCCGCTGGAGCCCTACGGATGACACCGTGCCCACTCTGGCCGACATCCCGGAAGCGCCGCGGGGCTTCGAAGCACCGACCGTGAAGGAGCTGGAGGGTGCCCTGGCGGTGAAGGCCAGGGAGCTGGCCCCCCCTACCTTCAGCGAGGTGAAGCCTTACGACCCGAACGAGCCCGCTAGGCCCGAGGCGTTCCGGCCCAAGCCGTTTTTTGAATCACGCCCCAGCTTCGTGCCCACCGAGGCGCAGCTTCGCTCCAGGGAGGCGTTCACGGCACGTCGCAAGGCAGCCACTGCGGCCAAGCAGCAACGCCTGAAGGATCGCCAGGGATGAGAGCACCGGCCCCGACGCACCGCACGCATCGGACCTCACCCAACCTCATCATGCGTCAGGTGGATCCCGGTCCACGTGTGCTCCGAGCGCACCGGCCGAAGGCCATCGTGTCCGACATCGATGGCACGATCACCACGCTGCCGCATCACAACCCCGCTGGCGATGTCCCCGTGCCACAGATGATCCGCCTGTTGCGTCAGATGAAGGCCAAGGGCTACAAGGTGGTTGTTCTCACCGCCCGCAAGGCGAGTGAGAAGGCAATGACGTACCGCTGGTTACGCCGCCAGGGCGTGCCCTTCGACCTGCTCATCACCCGTGACGTGGGCGACGAAGAGTCCCCAGCGCTCTACAAGCTGCACGCCTTTCGCCGCCTCATCGAGCCGTACTTTCGGGTGGACTTTGCGCTGGACGACAAGGCGAATTGCTGGCACTACCTCGGCATTCACCGTCCCTACATCAACCGGGTGCGCTCCCTCGGAGCCGACGCCTACCGGCACATTGCCTGATGCCAGCCCTCGTCACCCTCACCGACAACTCGCTCCCGAACCTATACGACTGCGCTCTGAATGGCGTGGGTTACCGGGTGGCCTGGGAAATTGCCAAGCTGCTGCATTTTCAGCATGGTCCTTACCTTGAGATTGCCAGTGACATTGTTGTGGAACGAACGGACCTCAATGTTGAGGAGATGACGGAGAACAAGCTGGACAAGCTCTACTGGGAAAGCCAGCGATCCTGGCACAATGGTGCCGGTCAAATTCGCTTCGACGTGAAGAACGCATCCGACCCCTATGCTTTTCTATCCAGCCAGGGCGTGGACGTGCGGGTGCCCGGCCAGGCGTTTTTGCTCCCCGATATCCGAAACGTTCAGACTTCATCGGGCGCCCTCGCCCCACCCGCCAAGCTGTGCGTCGGCGGGGGGTTCCTGTACGTGGAGAACGCGGCCGATGGCAACACCTACAGCCGGGTCACGATCCCCACTACCGACGCCGGTAGCGTCACCTCCACCGCTATCACGGCAGGGACCGGTGGTATCTGGGACGTGTGCAGCGATGGCCAGTACATGTATTTCGCCGACCCCAACGCCCCTGGCCCCACGCCGCAGATCCGCCAGCTCTCCCCTTCGGCTACCACGGCGACCACGTGGGCATCGGGGACCTTCGGGACTGGCGCTGGTCCCTGCGATGCCCGCAGCATGGCCTGGGTCAAGCAGCGCCTGGTGTTCGCTGGGGCAGCAACGGCAGGGATCTTCGGTACTCCCGTGACGGTGTGGCGTATCTCGCAGGTGGGCGCTACGGGTGGCACGCCCCAGGAGATAGCGCTGTTGCCGGCGGGCTACACCGTGCCCCGCTTCGGCATCGTGGAGCTGGCCGGCTTCGTCCTCATCGCTGCGGTGAGCGACCACCAGAGCGTCATCTACGCCTGGGATCAATTCACTGCCCCATACATCGTCGCCTACCTGCCCGAGGGCGACCAGATCACCTCCATGCAGTCCTTCCTTGGCACCGAAGTCATCATCGGTTGTCGGCGCCTGAAGTCCACCGGAGCTGGCATCGGGACTGGGGTGCTCTACGTCGGCCAGGCGACGGGCGCTGGACAGCTTGTGCTCTCCGAAGTCGTGGAGATCGCCGACAGCGGCCAGCCCTACCCGATTGGGTTCCCAACCGACACCAACGATTACGCCATCACCGGTCTGGCCAACCGGGGGAAGTACACCTATTTCACCTGGCAGCCCTTCGGTGTCGGCGTATACGACCACCAGAACCAGAGCTACTCCCGCTATGTGGGCAACCTGAACTCCACCGGAGTTCCCCCGCAGCCTGCCACGGAAATTGGCGACATCGTGGTCATTCAGCGCCGCATCGCCTTCGCTCAGCGCTCCACCGCGGGCTGCTGGCTCGAGAATATCGCCAAGCGGGTCGCTTCGGGCCAGCTTGTTGGCAGCGTCATGGACTGGAACATCGACAAGTCAAAGACGATCAACCAGTTTGAATTCGGGATGCTCCCGCTGTCTGCGGGCACCTCCATCTCGATGGATTACTCCACCGACAACGCTGCGACGTGGACAAACGTGCTGAGCGATTCGGTGGCGGGCGACACCATTGCTACGACCACCTCCACCGTGGCTACGCAATTTCAGGTCAACGCTCAGACGATCAATTACCGCATCACGATGAACTCCGATGGGGCCACCAACCTGTTGACGCCGAAGCTGAAGAAGGCCGGCTTTGGAGCCTGGTACGGAGTCAAGGCCCGCAAGGAATGGAAGGTAGCTATTGATGTGAGCGACCGGCTCACTTGTAAGAACGGTGCCCCGTTCCGTCTCATCGGCCAGCCTACTGCTATTACGGGACCCAACCCGCAACTCTGGGATCTCATCCTGGCGAATATACGCACGCTGCGTGACAACCAGACCATCGTGTCCTGGCAGCCGCCCGGCTATGGCGACACGCACAACGACGTCTGGGTCGTGCAGATTCGAGGCTATGACACCTACCGCTGGCTTGAGTCCCAGTCGGGCTTCGGCGGCATCATCATGATCGACTTGAAGGAGGCGCCGTAATGCCCACGCCTCTTCTTCCGAACCCCGGCGATCCTGGTTCGCTCAGCCAGCGCAACCAGGTGCAGGCCATCTTCGGATCCGCCACTTTGTATAACCCAATCACCGTGGGCAATGCCTACATCGCTGCGGTTGCCGCCAACGGGGCTGAGTTGCGGGTTGCGACGTCCTCCCCGTTCTTTGGCAGTGGTTCGTTCCCTGTCATCTCTTTCGCCACAGGTAATTCGCTGGAGACGCAGCCCGGGATAGCTGGGGCGAGCGCCAGCGGCACGGGTGGAAATACTCGGGAGGCGCTATTCCTGCTCAGTCCAACGACCTCTGGGAAGTCGCAGGGTTCGCTGCAACTTTGGGGTGGCACGTCTGATGGCACCTCGTTGCTGGCCACGAGCATTCTAGACGCCTCCGATATCCAATTCGGTACAGGGCCATACCTTCGCCTGCTCAGCAATGGCGCTCCCGTGGCAGGCGATCCATTCTCCGGACCGAATTTTCACGTAGTCACAAGCGATACCGGGATCATCGGTAACGTTCCGAACCTCATCGGTTTTGTCAGTGGCAATGTCCAGACCACGCAATTCAGCATGCAGGCTGGTACCTCGGTCGTCACGCTCGCTGGCCCGGGTGCCCTGCATGCAAATATCACCATGCCTACCGCCTTTCATACCTCCACCGATGCCGTGTTGGTGACCAATGGCAACCCCGCAGCCAACGCTGTCATCCCCGGTGTCGCTACTGCCCCGTCCGCTTCCGTGTTCACCGTGGTGGACATCGCAGCTACCGGAGCGGCAGCCACCGCGCAGATCAACTGGATCGCGTGGGGGCACTGATGGACGTCCCCGTGGATCGTGTCGTTGCGGCCGCCAAGGCGCAGCTCGCCGAATTGCTCTGGTCACTCATCCTGCGCCAGGCAGAGGTGGCGCAACTTACCGAGATGCTGAGTCCGAAGCGAGGTGATGACGAGTGAGGATGCACGACTCCATCACTGCCGCCCATATCCCTGTCGACGCGGTAGCAGTCGCTGGCTACGTGGACGGCTGGTATACGTGGTCTGCGCAGGACTGGGCGCTGTTTCCCAATGCCTACAAGCTGCGAGTTGCCGTCAAGGCCAGCACCAACGATGGCGACGTGCTCGACATCGAGCGTGGGGATGCCACTCCCGATCAGGCGCCTGGCTGGGTGGCCATGCGCCGGGCTGCAGGGCTTGCCCGACCCATCCTGTACTGCAGCCGCTTTAGCCTGGAAGCGGTCCGCTACTACATGGACAAAGCCGGGCAAACCGCCGATTACTGGGTAGCCGACTACACCGGAGCGCCGCACTCAATCGCTGGCGCCATCGCCGTGCAGTTTTCCGGCGACTCCACCTCTGGCGGGCACTACGACCTGAGCGATATCGATGACACCTGGGTCCACGGAAAGGAACCTCCCATGTTCGACCCCCCGATTGGTCCTTTCGCTGCCATGCGCCCGTGGGTTGACGGCGGCTATTACGGGCTCGGCCCCGACGGTGCGATCTACGCCTTCGACGCTCCACCCTGCCACGGCGCCAACGGCCAGCCCTATTTCGTCGGGCGTACCGCCGCCGACTTCATTCACGGTGCAGACAACAAGATCGTTCGTAACTTCCTCGGTGGGGTGTCCATCCTCGCCACCTCCGGCGAACGATATGACCTCGCGCCGAGGTGATCGTCGCGGGCGGACCCTCGGCTGCGACCTGGGCAACCATCGCTGGGATCATCGGCACGTTGCTGACGGCGTTGGCGAGCCTTGGCGTGGCGCTCATCAACACCCGAAAGACTTCCAACGTGGAGCGAACGGTCAACGGCCAGCTCTCCGAGTTCATGGCCCGTTGGGAGGCCGAGCACGAGGCTCGCATGACCGTAGAGGTGGAGCTGGCTCGGCTCCAGGAGCGGGAGAGGTTGCGCGATGAGCCTTGACCCGAGCCTTGACCCGGAGCAGGCACGTGTGGCCATCGCGGAAGCGGAGCAGCGTACCAGCGAGCGCCAGATTCACCAGATGCGCCTGCTTATCGTTGCCCTGGTCGCTCTCAGCGTCATTGCTGCTTTCAGTGCAGCGGGCTTCTTCATTACCTACGACCAGGCCCGCAAGAATACTGTGACCACCCAGCGCATATTGGCGCTCACTCAGAGCGTGGCGTCTCTGCAGTCCCAGCTTGTGACAGCAACAGCCATCGCTCAGATCGGGACCAACCGAATCCTCGACTGCACCACTCCCGAGGGCAACTGTCTCCACAACCTGCAGTCCCAGTCTGGGGGCGCCATCGGTGCGCTCAACCAGGCGGCTGCGCAGGGACGCCAGGATCTGCTTCGCAAGCTAGGTGAGCTTGCCCGTGCTCTTGGGGCGCCGCAGTCAGTCGTAGACCATGTGCTCAGCGAGCCCGAGCCCACGCCAGCTCCATTCGTCGTTCCTCCACCCCCGAGCCACTGAAAGGAGGTGACCCATTGCTCAGCAGCGTCCTGAACGCCGTAGCGGACTTCATTGTCGGCACGGGGTCGTTTGTTCACGCCCTCGCGGCTCTGCTGCATTTCTTTGGAGCTTAACCAACGAAAGGAGAAGTACATGCTTGACCTCAACAAGCTCGCCGCAGACATGAGCACAGGTCTCGGCAAGGTCGATGACATCGCCGGCAAGGTCGAAGCGGCCATCACCACGGGTGGCCCCGAGGCCGTGAAGGTGCTTCAGGAGGTGCAGCAGGTGCTGGGCGAGGTTGGTCCGGTCTTCAAGACGATCATGCCGTTGGTGGGAATGCTCGCCAACTTCTTCCCGCACGCCAACCCTGCCCCGGCCGGCCAGCAGTAATGCTGAAGCTTGTTCGGCGAGAGCCGGCGCTGGCGGTTTCATTGGCCAGCGCCGGCCTGTCCCTTGGGGTCGCCTTCGGCCTGCCGCTCACAGTTGCTCAGAGGGGGGCGATCGTGGTCGTGCTGCAGCTCGTGGCCGGGCTGGTTGTGCGCAGTCGGGTGAGCCCGGTGGTAGACCCGGAGCAGGGATAGGTTTACCTCGTAGCGCTCCCGGGCGTTTCTGCCTGCCCTGGTTCTCACCGCTCCCGAGCGGTCTGCATCAATTTCTCCAGCTCGCCCGGCTTCATGTTGAGGGCCGCCCCGATGTTGTTTCTAACATCGGGGCCGAAGGAGGCGAAGCCGTTGCGCTTCCGGCGCTCTAGCTGTCCCCGCAGCTCGGCGTTCTCCTCTTCCTGGCGGTGCATGACGCCACGCATCCTGTCGAGAGCTTCGCCAGTCTCTTTTGAAAGAGCCTTCAGTTGTGTCACCTCGTTTCGAAGGCTGAGGACGGTGGCCTTGTCGTCGGGACGCGCTTGAAGTTCCTTGATCTTGGCGTTTAGCTCCTCAACCCGAGCCCAGGAGCGGCGGGTTTCGGCAAGCATGCCCCGAAGCAGGTCCATGACAAACGACTCGCCTTCGCCGTCATCGCTGTCAGGGATAGGCGTGGGGGCAGGGGCCTGTTCCGCAGACCTCATCCTGCGCTCTAGCCGTTCGGTGGGCTCAGTCCGTAGAACTACCCACCCCCCAGCCCGATGTTCGATGTAGCCGTCTCGGGCGAGCTTTAAGTAGGTCCCCTCAATGGATTGATGCTTGACCCCTGCCATGTTGGCCATGACGGTCTCGCTTGGCAGGGTGCTGCCAACGGGGTGGATACCACTTTGGATCTGACTGATGATGTGCTTACGCACGGTCGGGCGTTTATCTGCGGCTTGCTGGTCCTCTTTCACGTCGCTCCATTGGGTGTGAGCGTGCGTCTCGGGTTCGGGTTCGGGTGGAACCGGCTCTGGAAGCGGCTCTGGCTCTGGTTTCGGGTCGGGAGTCGTCTGCGCCGTGGGGGAGAGGGCAATCACTTCCCTGTGCTTGTTGACGAGACCTTGCGCCTCTAGGACTTTGACCGCCCGGTTAGCGGTGTCCTCTGACACATTGAACGACGCAGCAAGACTGGAGCCGACGGGTAGAGCCGATCCGATGGGGTACCTGACGCCAAGCAAGCTTCGTAATTGCTCGGCAGTACGGGCGGTCTTTTTCGGCGGCGGTCTATCTTCTTTGCGCTTTGTGGCCGCCGCCGCTACCTCATCACTCATGACGTAGAACGCGCCTTCCTTTTGGTGAACGAGGGGTGGCGTCAGCCGGCCGAGCCTGTAGAACATTTGCCGCACACTAGTCGTGCCGATATCACCGTAGCGCCTCGATGTCTCCGCTATCCCCAGTCGTTGGCCCGGCCGGAGCGCCCCGCTTCGAATATCGCCTTCAAGGTTTGCCTGAGCGATCGCCACTGACTTACGAACGACCTCCGGCGTGATCTTTCCCTGCCGTATAGCTCTCTGGCGTAGCGTGCTTGGATCGGTGCTCTGCCAGTTGTGATGCCTAGCCTTGTGCATGCCGAGGTGCTGATTCGCCTTGTTCGGCTGCACCCCTTCGAGCTGCCATGGGCCACCACCAGGCCCCATTCTGCAAGTCGGGTCATCGCAGTAGATGGTCATGGTTCTGGGCTGAGTCTCGGTAGCGGTTGGCATGAGTCTCCTCTCCCTCCTGCTAGACGTTCCTGCATGAACGGGCTACGAACGTAGCGATCCGACTTCATGCTCTATACGGACACCCTACCTTAAGTGTCAAGTCGATTGGGACCTGTCGGAACAGGACGGGTGATGCTGAGTGATGCTGAGTGATGCTGAAACCTGGAAGCTGTTGTGATTTGGCGGGGTAGATTGAGACGAGACGGACGAACGAAGGCCACGAGAAGGCCCAGAATCACCCGAAAGGTACCAACCTGCGGATCTATCTCGTCTTTGACTTATAGCCTCTGACCTGCGGATATCCCGCGCTGATGCTGAACTTGATGCTGAACGCTTCCCCTCCCGGGAACAGCAATCGAACATACGTTCCCCAACATGGGCAAAAAAGAAGAGGGGCTACCCAAGTGCGTCTCGGGCGCCCCTCCCCTTCTTAGCGTCATCCCCGCGGCGGATCCTATCCCTGCGCCTCGGCCGAGGGCAAAATGCGCCCCCACACGGCGTCAGCGGCGGCACGTCGGCGATCGTTGCTGTCCCTGGCATAGAACATCGTCGTGGTAGCGATCTTGGAGTGGCGCATCATCTTGGAGACGTCGTAGATGCCCACACCCGCGTCGAGCGCCAGGTTGGCCGTGGCGTGGCGCTCGTCATAGAGGCGCATGTAGGGCAAGCCCAGGGACTTGCGAAGCTGCTGGAATGCCTTCGACAGCTTCGAAGGCCACTGTGGGGAGCCGTTGGCCTGCGACACAATCAGCGCATCGAGGGTACCCCAGACCAGGTTGTGTTCCATGCGGGCGAGCCGGTACTTGCTCACGAGGGGCATCAACTGTAGGGGGATGGGCACGACTCCCGCCGATCCCTCAGTCTTCGCCTGGCTCAGCTTCACGCCCCCACTGAGGCTCGGTGTCACGTTCTGCACGACGGAGACCGTGGCGGCGTCGAAGTCGAAGTCACGCCAGCGCAGGGCGCACACCTCGCCGGGCCGCAGGCCCAGCGCCAGGGTCAGAGCAAAGCACAAGCCCAGTGGGTGGTCCCAGAAGGCCACCATCAGCTTGTTCGCTTCCTCCGTGGTGATGTCGTGTGCCTGGTAGCGCCGGGGGTGCGGCTTGTTCGCCATCCCCATAATCGGATCTTGCGGCATCAGCTTGTAGGCCACCGCCTGGCGACACGGCGTGCGAACGGTGTTCAAGATGTTGGCCAACGACTGCTCGCCCAGGTCGGGCCTCGCCTTGCGTAACGCCTTCATCCACTGGTCCATCTTCAGGCAGTCCATCTCCCAGCATGGCACCGCAGCTATGGCGTACGGCAACACGTGCAGCCGCAGCCGATTCTCAAGAGCCATCGGAGTTGCTTCGCTGGAATTCTCTCCGCCCCTGCTGTAGAGAAACGGAATCCATTGCGTCTCCAAAAAGGCGCCGAATGTCATGGTCCGCTCGACAGCAGTACCCACCTCATCGGCGTTGTCAACCTTGCGAAACAACTCCAGCTTTGCCATCTCGGCGTCGCGCTGTGTGCCTTTGACTCGCTTGCTGAAACGGCGCTGTTCTGGCTTGCCACCAAGGCCCGGCACGTAGTACGTCACCTGCACGAACCACGTGCCGGGCTTGTTCTTCACTGCCTGCACGCTGCCGGTTGGTCGCTTCACTGCTCGCCTTTCTCGTGACCTGCCTTGTGGTCGGCTGCCCATTTGCGCAGCATCGAGTCCAGACGTGGACCCGGGTACCTCACGTTGTCCATCACCGAAGAGACCGTCGAGCAGGTCTCACAGCACATGAAGAAGGCTCGTACCGGCTCGGCGATCATCCCAGCGATCCGGGGAGCACGCGCCAGGTCGGCTTCGAGCACCGGCCACAGGGTCGGGAACGCCGGAGCGAAGTGCGCCAGCCCTCCCGGGGGTCGGGTGACCGTTGCGATCAGCAGCAGCTCGGCAACGCTCGGGACGGCCCGAGCCCCTTCGATGTCGTACACCCTTTGCACTGCGGTCGGCCGTCCAGCTTTTGTCATGGCCTCGGCGAGATCCACCTGGTTGCCCATCGGCGGGTCGCCGATCATCCGGGCAGCCTTGATGAGCCGAGCCAGCTCCCGTGCGTCCACCAACCCCTCTTCCTCCTTCGGTAACCCCCTCGTGTCTCCCTTCGTCCTCGGCATTCCCCCGTCTCCATCCCGGGTCCCAATTGGTAGAGGCTGGGACCCTTTGGCCTCTCCTGGGGCAATCGTAGGGCTTGATCCTACGAAAAGCAACCATGTTGTTTGGAAAATGGCATGATCCGTGGCAGTTTGGGCCTTGACTCGGCAGGTTCTGATATGAGTAAGATCCCCCAACGAAGCGCCCAATCGGCTCAGAAGCCCGCCGAATGACAACCGAATCCAGGGAGGGACCCGAGTGCCGGAAAGCACCGCAGCGGTCCACGTTGATGGCAAAGCGCTCCATGAGCGGCGTATCGCAGCCGACTTGAGCCCCGAGCAGCTTGGCATCGATGCGGGACTGCCCCAAGGCCAGATTCAGGCGCTCGAAGACGCAGGGTGGGGACCGATCGACCCCAGGGCGGCGCGGGGTCTGATCGAAGCTCTCGTCTGCCACTTCGATGATCTGTTCGTTGTGACGGAGGTGGATGACTGATGGCAATCAATGCTGTGGATCTGGACTTTCCCGAGTTGAAGCCCGAGGTGCTGGCGCCGGAGGTTCCCCGCTCGCTGTTGCTGAAGCCCGAGGACGCCGCCAAGGTGCTCGGAGTCGGCCGGCAGTGGATGTACGACCGTATCCACGACGGGTCGATCGTCTCCATTCGCATGCAGCGCAAGATCCTGGTCCCCTACCAGGCCCTGGTCGACTGGGTGACCCTTCGCATGCAGGAGGCCAGGGATGTTCGAGCCCACTGATCTGCGCCAGCCATGAGCGAGGTGCCGCAGTACACCAGCAAGGCGGACATGCGTGCCGACTGGCAGCGCCGCTTCGACCGCTCGTATCGCCTTGACGTGGCCGCTGCGGAGTCCATGCGCCAGCTCCTGGCCTTTGAGCGGCCACCGAAGTGGGAATTCGATCGGGCAGCGCTGCGACGGATGACTCGCCTGGCGAAGCTGCGGGAGGGCTTATGAAACGCCCCTGTGGCTACTGTGGACGCCCGGATACGGCGAGGATGGTGCGCAAGGACTACGGCACGGTTTGCTGGTCCTGTGCCCGCTACATCGACGCCAGGGGCACCACCGTTGCCTCAGCGATCCCGTACTCCCTCCGGCGCTGCGTGATGGACCATTTCACCTGGGGGAGCCTGCGAGCGGAGCTGGATAACCGGGTCGTGGAAGACGACGGCTCGGACCCTTTCGACTTCCTCTTCCAGGATGAGCAATCGAACACCAGTTCTAGCCCATGACCGACCCCCTCGGTGCCGACCTTCTCGGGCGGACTGCATACGAGGCCTATGGCGCTGCCAGGGAGTGGCGAACCTTCGCTGGCGACCTGATGGCGCCGTGGGCCGTCCAATCTTCTGAGATACGCCAGGCGTGGATCGCCGCTGCGGAGGCCGTTGCCCAGGTCGTCAGGGACAACGTCAAGTGAGCACCCAGGCGCTCGCTACGGTCGAAGCCGACAGCCTGATCCAGCGCGTTGCCGAGGGACGATTCACGCCCTCAGAGACGGCCATGCTGCACCGTCTGGTGAAGCTACGCCCAGGCCAGAAGGCGCCGAGTCGAGACGAGCTGGCGCTGGTGGTCTCCGAGGCGCTGCACCTCGGCCTGGACCCCTTCGCCGGGCAGTGCTACTTCATCTCCTTCGGCGACGGCGCCTGGCAGTGCTACCCCCATTGGACGGGCCTGGTGAAGATCGCCGAGGACACGGGGGACTACCAGGGTCGGGATCCCATCCTCTACAGCGACGACGGCAAGGTCTGGACCTCGGCCTGGGTCCCCGACACGCCCCCCCGCTTCGCCCGTGCCACCGTCTACCGCCGCGACCACCGGCCTACGCAGGTGACCGTGAAGTGGGTTCGGGTGAACAAGGGCACGCCCAACTGGCAGAAAGACCCCGAGGGCATGATGGCGAAGACGGCGCTGCGCCTCGCCATCAAAGAGGCGTTCCCGAAGGAGGCCGGCTCGCTCTCGACCCTGGCGGCAACCGCCGAGGCGACCGTAGGCGTTGAGAGCCTCATCGACGGCGCTCCGGATGAACCCATGAGCGACGAACAGCGCCGGGGGATCTTCGGGCGGCTCTCCGAGTACAACATGGACCGCTCGGAGCGCCTGCGCTGGGCGGGCGAGATTCTCGGTCGCGAGGTGGACAGCTTTTCCACGCTTACGGCCAGCGATGCCACGGCCTTGCTTGAGTGGCTCGGAGCGGCCGTGCAGAATACGGAGACGGCGGGGGATGTGGGCGAATCCACCGTAACGAGACCTGGCGACTCCCAGAGGGCAACCGCTGACCTCGAGGCGGGTACAGTACCGCCTGCCTCAACGCCGCAAGGCAGGGGAGGGGATGCCGTAGCCACTTCCGGCGCCCCACTCGTGCATCCCTCGCCGTCCCCACCCCCCGAGGGCTGGGTTGACCGCCGTACCGAACTCACGTTCCGTATCGCCGCAGCACACGCCGCCTGGGCAAAGACCATGCCGAAGGGGGCCAAAGCGTGGATGGACGGCTACCTCGCCCACGTGAATCGTAAGGATCTCAACGAGTGCAGTTTGGAGGAACTTGAAGCGGGCTGGGACTGGTTGGTCGCGCTGAACCGAGATCGGTGAGGTGCCCGACCCCCTCACCGAGGCCGTCTGCCACGCATGCGGCATCAATCCTCAGGAAATTACCCCAAGTTTTCGGCACACTATCCACAATGCAGTAACAGAACTTAGAACGGTTCGAGCTTCACCGAGTGAGGTAGGACCAAGGGCAGCGGTGTATCGGGGGATGTTTCCCAGCATGCCGCTTACGCCGGCCAGCTTGGCGAAATGGTGGTCAGCGTGTGACCCAGCTCGGCAATTCGAGGCACCCGCAGAGCCCAAAGGGTGGGCAGCGGTGAGGAAATGGAGAGGCCATGACGGAAGAGGAAGCGGAGTCGATTCTCCTGCTGCTCTGCGCGGCCTTCCCGTCGTACGAGATCACCCCGCCGACGGTCGGGCTCTGGGTACGAAAGCTGAGGGAGCGGGACGCTGACATTGCCTTCGGCGCCGCCAACCGCTGGATTGACGAACGCTCGAAGTTCCCCACGATCGCCGAGTTCTGGGATGAATACGAGAATGTATGGCGGGACCGCTGGGAGCAGGAGAAAAGGGTGCTGCGCCTCGTGCCTCCGATGCAGCCGCCGACAGAGCTGAGCCAGGAAGCCGTTCACCTTTGGCGGGCGTCACTCGGCCAGCCCGAAGAGGGTTGCCTGTGCGACTCCTGCACGATGGCACGGCAAATCATGGAGCGCCAGGGATGATCGAAGAGAAGAATTGCCCCGGCTGTTTCCGGCTCCAGGGACGTAGAGTCCCGATCGCAGCATGGCTCGCTGACTGCCCCTGGTGTGGCTACCGCTTCATCATCGCTCCCCAGGTTCATCGCAGGCCCAAGCCACTGCCCGTCTCCGGCGTACTCAAGGACGGTACGCGCTGGGAGAACCTGGCACTGCTATGAGCCCCCGCCGCCTCAGCGCTGCGCAGATCATGGCGCGCCTCGTCCCCGAGCAGCAATTCATGAACGACGTGATGGAACACGCGTTCTTGATGGGCTGGAGGCTGATCTACCATGTGCCCGATTCGAGGCGCGTGACTTGCCCGGGATTCCCCGATCTCGTTATGGTTCGTGCTGGTCGTTTGCTTTTCCTGGAGCTGAAGAAGGTCGGCGGGGTTGTCTCGCTGGCCCAACGAGCATGGCTGGATGCGCTGGGTGAGGTGCCTGGCGTTGAGGTGATGGTGGCCACGCCGGAGGAATGGCCCGCCCTTGAACGCCTGCTCCGATGAACGGGAGGGTCAATGGCATGGAAGGTGTTCTTCGTAGTGACGCTTCTCGCAGGTCTGACCGAATGCGGCGCCCCAAGGAACCTGAGACATACCACGCCCTCAGTTGCGTCCACGCCGCACGACGTGCTCTCGCCGATGCCGAGTCCTACCTCAACGGCACGTCCATTTGTCCCAACCCCTACGAGCGTGCCCGTGTCGCCCTCGCCCTCACCGAAGCCAATGTCCACGCTGCGGCCGAAGAACTTGCGGGTTTCGTTGATACCCCTGGCACCGACGAACAGACGCACGCTTAACTCGACTGCCTACTGCCAGGGTCCCACGATGGCGGATGGGCAGACGGTTCGCCTGGGGGCAGCCGCCATGAACGGCGTACCCTTCGGGACACGCGTGCAGATACTTTCCGGCTCGTTGGCCGGCGCGCTAGTTGTGATAGAAGATCGCATCGGCTGTTGCAGCGATCTGGACATCACGATGCCGTGGGCCTGTGCAGACGCACGCGTGTACGGTCGGCAGCGCATTACGGTAGCACTCGGATAACGAAAGGAAGACCACATGGACCCGTTCAGATTGCTGCGCCTGGTCTGGCACAACACCAAAACCGACACTCAGGTTGAGCAAGTTGCCGTGACGCCCGGCGAGAAGACGGCGGCACCCGACGACGTTGCCCCCGGCGTGCACGTGACGGTTGAGGAAATGCCTGAGCCGACACCGGAACCGGCGCCCGAAGCTGCGCCCAACATCGTGGCGCCGGAGACGCTGCCCCCTCCCGACGATATCGCGTAGAACGGTCACGGAACGCGCTAGTAATTTAGCAGCAGGATTGAGTCCCGGGGCGCCCCTCGTAGTTTCATGCCCCGGGGCTCAATTCTGCTGCTATTGGGCCTTGAGTTTCTGCCCAACATATTGGTGAGAACACCGGCAGACCTCGGCGATCTGCCGGTGCGTCATCCCCATTTCAGCCATCTCTATCATGTCCGCTATCTGATCGGCTCGCAATGGGTTCAGCTCAGCTTCCAGCTCGGCGATACGCACTGCCCGTGCCCAGAAGGTAGCGACTCTATCCGCCTGGGCGGCTGGATCGCTAGTAGCCACCTCAGTGGCCCGACCTCTCGCCCGTGGCCGTAGCAGGCACCACGGCCACGCTAGGGGCCTCAGACGGGTCGCTGGGCATCACCCCCAGCACGTCCGTAGCGTCGATGCCGTCCACCAACGCCCAGCGCTCGGCCACGGCGCTCGGGTCACGTAGGTCAACCCAACAGCGCTCGGTGTAGTTGTACGGGGCGAAGCCGCCCAGGATGACCCCACCCCATCCCGTGACGTCGATACGGAAGCTCACGCCCCAGAGGGTTTCGTCGTCCATACCCTCGTAAGCACGCTGCTCGGCGATTTCCACGGCGATGTCTACCGAGCCCTCCCTTTCCTTGCCGTCGTCATTCAGCGTGCTGAACGCCCAGCGGTAGTCATCCGCCGACATGTCCCACACTTCGCCGCACGGGTACCCGGCTTCGATCAGAGCGCCTCGCACGCGCTCAAGTAGTGCGGTGATGCTCGGCGCCAGCTCGGCCGCGAGGCCGGCTACCGCAGCGCTGTAGTCCAGCTCCTTGACTTCCATGTTGCCTCCCTATCCATTGCCCACGGGTCTCCTCAGACGGCGGTAGTGGGGTACGCCGTGACTCCCCCAGAGGGGAGTTTCGACTAATGCTTGTCGTTCAGGACTTCCAGGAAGGCATCGAACCGCGCCGCAGCGGAGAACAATTGGTCTTGCCTTTCTGGAGGTAGCTCGTGTCCGAATGTTGCTAGGGCTTTCCGCAGATCGCTCGTGTCTCGCCGCGAGAACGCTGAGAGTTCCCGGGCCATGCGGTCCAGCGCGTGGTAGAACGCCGTCTGACGACTACGGGCGTAGCCCTCGCTCGCGAGCCACTCCCTGGCAACAGGGATGAGTTGCTCTCCCAGCCGGCGCCGTGCAAGGTCGGTCAGATCGTCCCCACGTCCCCCGTTGCGCTCAGGGTCGTGTTCCTTGGCATCGCTCGCGTACACGCGCCATTCGCTCATGCCGCCGCTGTGGCGGTACCGATCTGCGCTGAGCGTGACAAGCGCGGGGCGCCCACGCCACGTGGTCTCGAAGTAGAACCAAACCTCTTCTTTTGTGACTTCGAGTTGTCCATTGTGCCAGTCAATGTGCACGCTATGGCTACCGGTGCGCAGTGGTGCTCGAAGCGTTGCCGTGTCTGCCATGTCTCCCATCCTTTTTGCTAGCCCGTGGTCTCATTCAGCGCCGGTTACGGGTGTACCAGACGGACGGGCCGTAGCCCGTTTCGACTAGAGTAATTGCAGGCGCTTGCAGAACGTTTGCAGCGTGTCGGCAAGCTCCGAAGCTAGCTCAGCTTCGATCACCCGTCGGTACTCCGGCGTTGCGTCTCCGATGCTCCAAAGGGACGTCGTAACGTCATCTAGCGTGCCCGGGGAGATCGTCAACTTCGCTATGCATCCCTCCCGAAAGGTGGGTGTCTCGTCTCCGTCCCCAGAGTCGTCGTCATCGGGGACCCATGAGAATTCCACGTCCATTTTCTTCGCCCATGCTTCCGCTACGGCGAGATCGGTAGCGCACCTGCGGCGCCCGCCTTCGCGGGTTTCGGTCTTCGGGTCATACGACCAACCCGCGTGGTCGTAAAAGAACTGCTCGTCTTTGGTCAATGCCACCATTGTCGTCTCCCTATCCGTTCCCGTTTGGACTCATCGGCACGGGCGTTACGGGGTACCCGTGTACGGGCCAGCTTCAGCCCGTTTCGTCGCTACTCGCCGTAGGCTTCAGCCCACTGCGCATCGGAGTTGAGGAAGAACTCCCCTTCCCACCATCCGAAGCTGAAACCCTCCGGTGCCACGTGCTCGTTCAACCATGCCTCGACCTCGTCTGATGCATCGGAGAGCGCCTGGTGCTCGTCATCGGTGATCTGAGGCGCCTCAGATGGGCCGATGGTGGCAAGGTGGCGGGTAGCGATATCGATAACCTCCGCGTCCGCGTAGCCCCAGTCCTGCGCCTTCTCAACCATGTGGGCAATGGCGTACTGCCCCCAGTGGCCATCGACCCAACAGCCGGCAACGGTCGGGGTAGCGCGCTGGATCTCCTCGAGCCGGTAGACGATCTCCGCCCACCCGTCGCCGATGTAGATGTAGCCATGCGACTCACCGGCCATCAGATCCGCGTCGCACAACGGGCAGGTCTCCGCGGTAGCGGGTATGGCGTTTGCGCTGCCCGGTTCCGCGCTACGCCCAGGGCATTCCGTCTCCCCCGAGTTGCGGTAGCGTGCGACGACGCGCCAGGTACCCTCGTCACCGGTGACGATCTGCGGCACGTAGCCGAACATCTCGTCTTCGCAGACCGTACGGAATATGGCATCCGTGGGGTGCCATTCCGGACCTTCCAGGTAGTCGGGCACACCCTGATGCCAGTAGGTGAACACAACCTCCCCGGTTGCGGTAAGCGTGTTCGTGATGTTGCGCTCATACGTTGGCACCCATGCCACGTCCATCAGTTCCCCACCCGTCAGACCGAACACTTCCGCTACCTGCGCCCGCTCGTTGCTTGCGCGCTGCTCGTCTTCCGTGTTCTTCGGTGCCACGTTGCCGTGCTCGTCGTAGCTACCCCACGCGTCGACTCCCAAATGTGGCATGTCTCCCTCTCCTATCCGTTGACCTTGGCAACAACGATCAGTACCGTCTGGCCTTCGTCGTCTTTCCCGACATACGCCTCAGCTACGTCACAAAGGTCGAATTCGGTTTTTACGACGACATCCATGTGCTTCCGCACGCCAAGCATTGCGTTAAATAGCTCTCCTACCGTCACCTTTCATCCCTTCGTCAATTGCTTCCCGAACCATCACGGACGGCGCCTGGAATTGACCACGGGCGCCTACCGTCATCGTTGGAAGACATAGGCCTCAGGGGGTGAGAGGAGAGGCCATGATCCTCAGTCCAGTTAGGACTATCATCCGGGCTGACGTACCGCTGGGCGGTAGCTCGTGCTAGAGCGATCGTTATCCGCTCCCGGCTCCCCAGCCCTACACGTCTGGGGTTCGCCTCCCGCTCCCGGGCGATCTGCTCCCGGCCTCTCATGTGGGGGAGATTTTTTCCGTCTCCCGAGCGCTGCAACTCTAAGGTAAAGCTACTTGCCAAGGATGTAAAGAGATTTCTTGGGACACGGTGGGTTCTGTCGGGATCACGACAAAGGTCAGGCCGAGTTGATGGGAGATCCTGGCAACCCCATGAGGTACTTGCACGTTTGGCGGGAACCTGATAGCAACCCAGGTGATAGCTGAGCGCGCTCAGCTCTGGGCGACAGGGACGCACGAACGGTCGCCTTATCCGGGTCAGAGCCGGCACACGACAGGTGTGGCTCTTGCCTGGTGAGCTGATGACAACAACAGGATTGGTGGATGATCGCCCCGAAAAATAAAGGGGAATGTGAGGCTGGGGAAGCTCTGTTCGGAGGCCGGAGGCCGGAGGCCAGAACTCAAGCAGAGCAACAAAGGCGAGTCGGGCTAGTGGTGGGCGCGTTGAACCTGTCTAACCGCCAGACGCTGAGGGATGGAAGTGCTTTGAAGCTTGTAAAGCGCTCAGAGCCGAAGGCGACGAGCGCGCTGAATTAAAAATCTTTAGCGCTCGTGCAACGCTGGGAAAGCAACACCTGAGCCGCTGAGTTACTGCACGGAATTCCCTGCCTAATTGCAGCTAAGCAACGAGCAGGGATGTGGACCATCCAGGACTGTGACGGCATTGAGACGAATGCTGGCCCAGCTCGAGGGATTTGAGTAACTATCTCAGCATCAACCGATGCTTAAGCCTGAGGCGAACCAGACGAATCGCCCAGGCGCAGGCGAGGGAGCACGGCAACCCGGGGGTGCAAATCGTTCGGTCGCTCCGCTCCCTCACTACCCCCGGAGAGATGCCACCTGGAATCTGAACCCGGTAGGCTCCAACCCTGGGGCACCGAGGCTCTGGTCGCGGGTAAGCCAGCCGGGAGGGATGCTAGCCGAGCCTGGACTCCCACTCGGTGCCTCTTTGTGCTAGAACGTCCCAGATGGATGCCCCCAGGTTCATCGAGATGACCTACGAGGACTTCAAGGACCTTGTCTCCGCCTGCCTCAAGGGGGGCCTTCATACAGGCTATGAAGGATACGGATGGACCTTCTGACCCAGCCTTTCCGGATGTTGTGATCGATTACATTGCTACCCACCTCTGGGAACTTGTGTTCTCTACCGCGGGACTCCAGGGCTGGAAGCCGCCTGCCAGTCAAAACTGACGTGGCCAACTCGGAGACGCTGGATCTGATGGCGCTACGGATCTGGGGCTTGCTCGCTACCCAGGGTCACTCTCAGGCGTGGCTGGCCCGCCAATCGGGCTGTAGCCAGAAGCACGTGAGCCTGGTGCTCACCGGCAAGGCCGATGCTTCAGTGGAGATGCTGGAACGGTGGGCCAACCTGCTGGGGTATCGCTTCACTGTCGGGGTTCGTCGTCTCTAATGTTCCCTCGGTACGTCTCAATCGCCCGCCAGATCTCGCCGGCCGTGAGGCCCCGCTGGGCGGCTGCGTGGATACGGGCTGCGGCATCGGGGGCCACCGCCGCGATCTCGGCGAATTGGCCCGCCACCAGGCGAACCGGGGTGTCGGGGTCGCAGCCTTTCTGGGAGCAGGGTAGGCAGACGGTGGTGGTATCGGGGTGGGCGAACAGGTAGGTGATGGAGGATCCTGACACCCAGATCGCCTGACCACACTCCGAGCAGACGTCATCGATGGTGCTCTCCGTGGTGGGACCGGGCCAGGCTACGGGCCAGCAGATGATGTGCACGGGAGGATCTTACCTTGCCAGCCGGTCTCAAAACGTACTAAGCTCGCCTGTATGACCATCTACAACAAACTTGTTCGGGATGAGGTGGCTCGCCTCCTTCGGGAGCAGGGCCACACCACCGTCACCCGCGTCATTGAAGATCCAGAAGAGTTCCTTGTAGCCCTGGCAGACAAGCTCGTGGAAGAGGCCCAAGAGTTCCGCGATACCCTCGCCACTCCAGGTGCCGTCGAAGAGCTGGCCGACGTGTTGGAGGTTGTCTTTGCCCTGGAGGCACTCCCCGTCTTCCAGAACCTGGAGGCCACTCGTCAGATGAAGGCTGAGACCCGGGGGCTCTTTGATGGCAGGATCTTCCTGGAGTCTGTGGAGGACAATCAATGAGGCGCTGGGTGCGCTTCTGCGAGTGGGTGGGCTACACCCAGAGCTACCGGGATCTGAAGGCCGAGCTGAAAGGGGCACAGGCCAGCTTGTCGCCGGCAGATGTCCTGGCCATGCGACCCCTCATCAGTGGCCCCTCTACCCGTTATCCCGTCGAGATGAAGCTGGCGAAGTGGCGGGGATGAGACGCCACCGCCCGTCGCCGGAGACCTGCCTGGTGGTCGTCTTCGCCTTGTGCCTGGCTGGGGCAACTGCTGTGATGTTTCTTCTTGCCAGAAGATTCTGAAACGTCTTAGAATGGCCCTGCGGTCCCTCCAATGAGCCAGACACCTACCCCGGTGACTCCCACTCAAAAGGGGGACCGCACCATGGGCACCGCCACCCTGGCCCTCCGGTTGCGACGTCGGGTTTATTCGTCTGGGCTCGGCGCTCCAGCCGGAAACCGCAACCAGGGTGGCGGTGCCCTTTCAGGCCAAAGGAGGCAGCATGGCAGAGCGGGAACACAAGGTCTATACCGCCGAGGGGTGTTTTCAGAAGGCCGCCGAGAGGCTGTTGGTCCTGGACGATGAAGTGGCAGCGATTCGTCGCGGCTACGAGGACCGTTCCACCGCGGCCGAGTGGCGCCGTCTCGGCCAGGCCATCCGGGGCGACGCTGTGAAGGAGTACGTGGAGTAGCGATCACGGCCACCGAGACCGTACCGTCGCCCAGATCGCTAGGTGGACGGGGAGCCGGGAAGGTGGCCGTGGCGGGGCCGTAGCTCAGTGGCAGAGCGAATGGTTTGCAACCAAGCGGTCGTCGGTTCGAGTCCGACCGGCTCCACGTGAAGCTGAAGAAGAAGTACCGCCGGATGCTGGACCGGTTCTCCTGGTTCGGGCTGGGGGCCGTGTCGACTACTGTGCCTTTTGTCTTTCACGGTTGGGTGCAGGGGATTGTCCTCGTGGCCACTATCTCTATTGGTGTGGCGGTACTCGAACGGTTGTTCCCGTGAAGCTCTCCACCGCCGAACGTCTCCCCGGCATCGGAGGCAACCTCAAGCGCTGGCCGTATATTCACCTCTGCCCACTGGACCTGTGGTGCTGGTACTGTTTCTTCGCCTTCGGGTCCCCGCTGCGGCTGCACTACAAGGATCGCTACACCGAGATCATTGGGCTGGCGTGGCTGGCCGACCGGATCTCGGATCACCGCTGGGATCATGAGCACGCGGTGAGAGGGGGTCCCCTGCCGTGAAGGCGATTCGAAAGGACTGGCTGCTGCTCGTTGTCTTGGCAGCCATGGGTGTCCTCGGTACCGTGCGGATCCTTACGGCTGAGCATCCGGGGATCGAAGCGGTAGCGCAGTTGGCGTGGCTCAGCTTCGACGTGGTGGTGTACTGGGCGGTGAACCGGTGGATGTGAAAGGAGACTGAAATGCCGGCGAAGTCCAAGGCGCAATTCCGCTTCATGAAGGCGGCGGAGCGCGGTGACGTAAAAGACGGTCCCACGAAGAAGCAGGCGAAAGAATTTACCAGGGGTCAATCGCCGAAGGGGCTGCCGGAGAAGAAGACGAAGAAGGGGTAGCTCAGTCGATGATGCGACCAGCTTGTAGGAAGCGCTCCACGTCGTGAGCGTAGATCACGCCCTTGTTGATGTCGTTGAGGCTCATGGTCTGGCCGGCCATCCAGGTCGTGAGGCGGCGGAATTGCTGTTCATCGAAGCGTGATGCGAGCAGCTCCGTGGTGTAGCCGAGCGGGTCATCGGGCTCGCCGAGTTCGAGCAGGTCCGTGATGAGCATCAGATCTCCTTCCATTGGCCCCCAGGATGTCCTAGAATAGCCCTGCGGGTCGAAACTGGGTCCTTAGCCAGGTTCGGGTGGGTAAAGCCCAGTGAGACCCGTCCAGGGATCTCCCAGCGGGACTGCAGCCGTGGTTACGGCCCCGGGGATTCGCTAGCCTCTCTGGGGGCGGAGCCGGGGAGATCCCTGGTTCATCGGAGGGGGAGGCTCGTTGATAACAAGATCCCCGAGATCCCCCGCAGCGAGCCCTTCCCCTCCGGCCGTATCACCCGCCCGGTAGAGCCTCGGGAAGCGCCACCTGCTTGTGTCGGCCCTCGCCCAGGGGCTGAGGTGGGTCAAGGCCCCAGACTAGACGGGGCTCTACCGGGGGTTGGGCCGGCGGTGTGGCGCTTTGCCCCGCTGCAGGACTGCGATCAGACCGCTCTGCTTGCGGATGGTGGCGAGGCGGTCATCGAGCTTCCAGGCCACGGCTGCGGCGTCCTGGCAGAACTCCGGCCGGGGCAGGATGGGGGTACCTGGGTGCAGCAGCACGTGGGAAAGGATCTGGCCCCAGCAGGCGCAGCCGGGTTGGTGGTTCATCGGTGACGGTTGCCGAATTGATCGAGGAAGGCTGCGACCGCATCGTTGGTACCTTCGAAGACGAGCCGATCGCAGAGCTTGCCCAGGACCATGATGAATTCGAAAAGTCGTTGCGGGGTGGGCTCGGCCATCATCTCGGCGACGAAGCTGAGGAAGTCGTCTTCAGTGTCTGCCGAATCGTCCATCTTGCGGAGCAGCATGACGAGGCGAACTATGTCCCTGGCGCAGCGGGCAACGTCTGGGTGCGTCATGGGAGGCGATCGACCTCGGCCCACAGCTCCAGGTCGACGCCCGTGGCCGCATAGCCGGTATCGAGCGTCTTCTGGCGGTGGGCGATGATCGCCGAGCGCAGGCGGTCCCGTTCGTCGTTGTGGGTTTCGATGTTGGCGTTGCGGATCATATCCTTCACCTGGCGTAGTTCATCCAGGGCATGCTGTTGGGCGGTGAGGGCAGACGAGCGCCATCGCTCGTAGTCCCGGCGGTATTCCCGAAAGCTCTGGGGGTCGGTACGGGCGATGCGCTCTTGCAGCGCTTCGAGGTTCTCCCGTCGCCGGGTGAGATCCAGGTTGATCCCCTGGACCTTGGCTACCAGGTCTAGGCGCTGAGCTTCCAGCTCGGCGCTCATGGCCGACGGTTCCAGAAGACGAGGAAGAGACAGACTCCTGCCAGGATGAACAGAAGCCCGAGCTGGGCTGCCACGGGGTAGAAGCTGGCCATGGTGAATCCGAGCCCTACGAGGGATCCGTCAAAAACCGTTTTCACCGAGCAGCTCCTGCATTTGGCGGATCTCTTCGAAAGCGGCATCCAGCTCCTCGTCTACCCGGGCGATGCTGCGCAGACCGTGTGGCAGGAGCACCAGCAGACGAGGGCGTTCCCCGAGATCGAAGCCCTGGTAGCGCTCGACGGCAATGCGGGCGGTGTAGCTCTCAAACTCGGAGTCGGTCGCGTCGGTTATGCCACCCTCGCCGATGAAGTCTGCTTCGATGTCGATAGGCAGCAGCATGAGCTTGCGGAACAGCTCGGCTTTGGTCATGGTCCCCTTTCAGTTGGATCATCGGGTGCCCATTCGAAGCGGATGACTGTACGGCTGGCCCTCAGCACCACGTGGTCGGGAGCCTTTTGGATCAGGTCCATCAGGGCCAGAATGTCGCCTGCCGGCGGTTCGTTGCGGCCGGATTCTGCAGCGTCGCGGCACGTGGCTTCGATGGTGTGGCGCATGAGGATGTTGCGTTTGTGTCGAGCGTAGGTGGCGAGTTTGTAGCCGAAGCTGAACCAGAAGATGGCTGCCAGAATCTGGCTTGCCAGGTAGAGCTGAATCAGGCTCACAGGTACTGACCTGGCATCTCATCCGAGCTGGGCAGCGGCATCGGGCGGAAGCTCACCGAGTACCCCTGGAACATCTCGGCGAGTTGGTTTCTGATGTGAGCCTCGTGACGCTCCCTCATGCAGGGCCAGCAGTAGCGCACCTCGGTTATTTCCACGACACCTTCCGAGATTTGTCTCTGACGGCCGGCGTGAAATGAGAAGCCGCTCGGTGGGTAGGTGAGCAAGCACCCGTCACAGAGGTAGGCATCGGCCAGCTCACGGAGATCCTGTCTGAGTTCGTGGAAGCTGGCCACCTTGAGGGAGATCGGCCACTCTCGTATTTCGCGAACGATGTTCTTCCACACGATCGCCTCATCACTCACCGACGGCACGCTCCACGGCTTCGTTCGCAGCGAACAGGAGATCCAGTACGGTGTCGATGACCGCAGCGACCTTTGGCCATGCTTTCTCCAGCTCAGGGTCGCCTCGGCAGACCTTGAGCCATTCGACCTTGCCGGCGGCGTAGATCTCGGCTTCCACTTCTTCCCGGGAGAGCGCCGGCATCAGCGCACACCCGAGTCGTACCAACTGCCCCGTGAAGCGCTTCACTTCGGCCTCTTGCTCCTTCGTCAGCTTCAGCTCAGCAAGATCGGCAACAGCCATGGCTATGACCACCTCCCCATGAACGGTAACCCCCCAAACAAACCCCAAGAGGCTACATAAGATCCCGATACGACGCAATACGTATTAGTCATGTTGGTCGGGTTCTTTCATGCGGCGTTGGATCTCGCCCTGGAGGTGCCTGGCCTTCGAGGCGAGGTTTGCTGCGACGGTCGGTAGGTCTGACCAGTCGTGCCATCCCAGGTCGGGAGGGGGTCCTTTCAGGGCGTTGGCCACGTTGACCAGCAAATCCTGAAGGCGGAAGTTGAGAGCGTCGGTTTCCTCGGCCTGGGCCTGGGCGTCCTGCAGCAGCTCGGCCAGGCGGACGGCCTCAGCCTTGTAGTGCTCGGCCTGTTCGTCGGCGAGCTTGACCTTGAGGCGCTGGGCTTCGCACTCGGCTATCAGCGCTTCGGTTGTCGGATCAGCCACTTTTTCCCCTTTCCCGATCGCTATGCCCCCCGCCCCGCGCCCAGCGGCAGCAATCAGACGATCTAGGCCGATACGGGAGCGTTTTGGCATTCGTCGGGACCATATCAACTTCACGAAGTGGCCGCAACCTTTTGGGGTCAGGCGTCACAATGTGGCAAGTTCATGGAAACTCACACGCAGTCCTGCACGAACATGGCACACTACGGCGGTGCCCCGGCGTCCGATAGGTCCCCCGGTCATCGGCCCCAATGGGGGGGTCATCGAGCAGGTACGCCCAACACCGCGCCCTAACCCTCCGGGGCGAGGCTCAAAGAAGGTGGACTGGGCCACCAAAGAGGCCATCTACCAGTTGATGAACCAGTCGGGAAACGCCGCCGCCACGGCTCGCCAGCTTGGTTTGTCGTCCGAAACGGTCAGGACGCACTGGAAGAAATATGGCCTCAAAGACGCCAAGCTTCCCATGCGTCTCGTTCAGCCCCTCGGTAGTTACGGCCGGGACATCCCCCCGCCGCTCGATGTCAACCTGCTGAAGCCCGACGCCATCGCCCTGCTGGACGACTTCCCGGCCTTCCGGGCGAAGTATTTCAACCGGATGACCCCGTGGTTCCAGGGCGAGGCGGCACGTCTGCTGGCGGACAACTCCGATCCCGCCCGGGTGATCCTGTGGCCCCCCGGCCACGGAAAGACCACGCTGGTTTCGCATGACTGGATCGTGTGGCAGATCGTGCGCATGCGGGCACGCCGGGAGTGGTTCTCCTGTTTATACGTCTCGAAGACTCAGGAGATGGCCGAGCGCTACGTGAACCGGGTGAAGCGCACCCTGGAAGTGCATGAGGCCCTTCAGCACGACTTCGGCCGGTTCCGCTCCCCCGAGCCCGAGATCTGGAAGAAGGGCGAGATCCTCGTGGAAGGCTTCACGGAATTCCACGACGAAAAAGAACCCACCCTCATCGCGGCCGGGGCGCAGACCCACATTTATTCACTCCGGGTAACCAACGTGCTGGTGGACGACCTGGTGGACAAGGAGCTGTCCCGATCCCCCGACGTGTCCGCCAAGGTGCATGAGTGGTTGCGTGAGGAGCTGGAGACCCGGGTGAACGCCGGGGGGATGTTCGTTTACGTCGGCACCTTGTGGGCAGGCCATGACGTGCCATCCAAGCTGATCGCGATGAAGGACCCCGATACCGGGGAGAAGCTCTACAAGCTCATCACCTTCAAGGCGCATGACGTCAAGCGCTGCCGGGTGCCGGCGAACGGTTATCCCGACCCCGATCTCCCCATCGATGCAACGGATTGCCACTGCAAGGGGCCGTGTCGCCATCATCCCTCGCAGCCTGAAGGCTGCACGCTGTGGCCCGATCGTTACTACTGGCGTCCCCGCAACAGCTTCGACCACATCCGCAGTCTCAAACTGCTGACCGAAAAGAACGGCAAAGGTCGGTTCGATTTCCAGTACAACCAGATCTCTTCGCCGGCCAGTAACCAGATCGTGCGGCCGGAGTGGATACCCCCATGTCTAGATCATGGCCGGGCCATGTGGCAATTCCCTGACGCCAATATCGCCATCTTCTGCTCCATTGACCCGACGGGTACCGCGGGCTACGCCGGCATCCAGGTCTGGGGCTATAGCCAGCTCCGGGACATGCACTACCTGATCGCCCAGTACCGAGACCACACGGTGATGCCGCAGTACAGCCACATCGTGAAGTCCTGGACGGAGCGTATCCGGGCGACGGGCTACGAGCCGACCTGGATTCTGGAAGAGAACATGGCGGACTTCCTCATCCGCTCCTACGACTTCCAGCAGCTCCGGTGGGCTCTAGGCGGTCTCAAATTGATCCAGCACCGCACCACGGGTAAGAACAAATGGGATGCCAACATGGGGGTGGAGACCCTCGGGCCGCTGTACGAAAATGCTCGGGTCTCGCTTCCTTACGGCGACCGGTCGGCCATCGAACAGACCGACCTGCTCACCACCGAGCTGATCGCCTGGCCGACCGGCGAGACCGACGACCTGGTGATGGCGCACTGGATCTATTTGGCCCACGTCAAGCAGCTCGTGCGGGGTCCTCAGGCGGGCTTTCTGGACAACGCCAACATCCCCCCGTACCTGCTGGCCCGTCGGAAAATGATCGACCTTAACCCGAGCACTGCTGGACCGCTCGGCGATGTGCGGGTGCTGCGCAACGGGCTCGGCCGCAAGCTGGAACGTGGCGATGTCGTCACGGCTACGGCCCCATGAGTTTGATCTGCGATGTCTGCGGCCACGGCAGGGAGGCTTCCGTGCATGTCTCCAGCGTGATGTGGCGCTACATCAAAGGGCCTTCGGACATGGCCAGGGGACCTTTCGACCACTGCGATTCGTGCATGGATCTGATCTGCGCCAGGAAATGGGACGAACTTTCGCAGCGTCAGATTCCTCGGTGGGACGCCAAGGCATGAACGGCGACGAAATGCGCATGCTCTACGAGGATCGCCGTGCTCGCTACCGCGACCGAGATCGCATCGGTAAGCGCCTGCGAGATGTGCTGACAAATGCCTACCAGGAGGGATGGCGTGACATCGTGCCGGCTGGGCAGGACCCCGTTGTTGGGAACCTGATATGGGCCGCGGCCCGCACTATCGCCCAGAGGGTTGGTCGCCACCCCCGGATCTCCGTGGCTGCGATGCGCAAAGAGACCGATGATGCCGCCAACGCCGCCGCTCAGGAGCATGAGATTCAGCTCCTGGACGACCTCGACAAGTTCAACTTTCGGGCGCTCCTTCCCCAGGCTGCCTACTGGCTGGTCACGCACGACCTGATGCCGCTCGTGGTTCGGCCGAGCCCTCGTGAATACCACGTACCGGTCATCGAGTGCAAGGATCCACTCACCTGCTATCCCGGCACCGTGTGGCCCCACAAGCCCGAGGTATACGACGTTCTATTCGCCGAGCGCATGCCGGCGCACCAGGCGGCACGGACGTATCCCAATGTGCGCAAGGTGCTCTCGCTCATGGACGCCGACCGGGAGCGCATGGAGCACATCGTGCTCGGTGAGTATTGGGACACCGAGGGACTTACCGTGGCCGTTTTGGAGCCGCAAGCCAGGGTGGTGGACTTCTTCCCTTCGCCGCTGCCCGGCACGATCTGCACCTTCCTCGGCCGGGGCTTCTCACCGGACCTCGATTTCCATGGTCAATTCGACCACGTGGTCCCGATCCTGATCTCCCAGGCAAAGCTCACCTCATTGGTCATGGCCTTGGCGGAGCGCAACGTGTTCGCCGAGACCAATATCTTTGCCGAGCTTGCGTCGAACCAAACGAAGTACGCCTGGGGTCCCGACGCGGTGAACTACTTCATGCCGGGACCGGGCGCCCGGGTAGAGAAGTCCATCAACAACATGAGCCCGCAGGTGTTCTCCGAGCTGGACCGCCTGGAGCGGGAGCTTCGCCTCGGCGGTGGCTTCCCCGGCCAGCTTTCCGGTGAGCCGGTCGCCACCATTGCCACCGGTAAAGGCATCGAAGAGCTGACCGTCACCGTGGACGATAACGTCAGTTATTGGCAGAGCGTGTTGCAGGATGTGCTACGCCGGGCGCTGATCTGCTACGGCGAGATGGCCTGCGCTATGGGCAGCGATGGCTGCAAAAACTATCTCCCGAAGGGCGGCGCTCGCATTCAGGTGCGCCACCTCTCCAGCTCTGACCCTGCCCAGACGGTGGGATTCCTGCAGAAAATCGATTCCAAGCTCCTCGCCCGCCGCAGCGTCAGGGAGCGCCTCGATGAGGTGGACTACCCCGAGGTGGAAGAGATCCTCATTGAGACTGAGGGGCTGCGGGACGCCCTGCTGAAAGGCATCGAGGAGCGGGCGATGATGCCGGCGGAACAGGGTGGGATGGACCCCGCCGAGGTGGCCAAGATCATTCGGTACCGTCGGGAGGGTACCCCGCTCGAAGATGTCATCGAGCAGATCGCCGCCGAGAAGGCTGCTGCTGCCCAGATGGCGCAGGCGTCGGGCATGGGACCGGGTGGCGCCCCGTCGATCCAGTCGATGCTGGCACAGGCTGCGGGCAAATCTGGCCCTGCCGGCACGATGGGCCTCGGTGAGGCACGTACCGCCGAGCGCCTCGGTGGCCAGGCGCCCTTCGCTGCCGAGGGCCAGCAGGCGGCGGGTATTGGAGCCGTTCAGGGCCAGTTGGCCGGTCAGCCCTCGATGACTCCTGCGGGCGTTCCCCCTGGCATGGCTCCCCGAGTGTAGGAGGCAGGTATGGCCAAGCCCAAGGCAGAAAAGACCACTCCAGCCGATGACACTCGTACTGTTGCCCACCACCTGGACTCGGCCACCTTCAACCTTGCTCATGCTGGTCGCCACGTGGAGTCGGCCCAGGCTTCGCCCGCTACGGCGCCGTTCAATCTTTCCCACGCGGCCAAGCATCTCGCCGAGACAAAAGACACCCTCGCCAAGCTCCGGGCTTCGGTGGTGAAGAAGGTCCCCGGCGTTGAGCCAGAGTTGGGGAAGCTACAGAAGGCGAAAAAGAAGTGACGTCGTATCGCGATGGTTCCACGTTAAACGTTGAGTCGGGCATCGAAGTCGTTGGCGGCAAGGGCACCGACGGGCTTGCTCATCCCTTCAACCTTGACACCGTGGGCCGGCTCTACGTCAACGTCCAGGGCTTTGTGGCGGGTGCCTTTACCCCGGCGACGGATGGTGTATATATCGGGCTGCAGACCACGGCTCTCGTTGCCAGCGGGGTGGTGTCGTCGAGCGGTGTCAACGCTTTTGTTGCCGCAACGCCAGCTAAATCCATTCAGGTGCTGGGCTACGAGCTGCAGGCGAAGTCCTCCGCGGTGGGAACTGTCACGGTGAAGTTCTACGACGACACGCCTGCTCAGATTCTGGGCTCGCCCGAATGGGATTTCAACGCCCGGGAGGGTGTGGTCTCGATGGCGCCTCCTGGCACCTTCAAATGGCAGGGAGGGTCGGGCAAAGCTTTGCAGGTCAACCTGTCCGTAGGTCAGCCGGTCATGGCCCATGTCGTCTACACCCTTGTGTAATGGCCATCCCCATCACCTCCATGGTGCCGGGCACGATGTACCAGGTTACCTACCTGGGTTCGGATGCTCGCGTGCTGAGTGTCATGGCGCAACACGTTGCAACCGTAGGACTTACTCAACTCACGCTGCTCTCGAAGAGCGGCACGATGACCGTGGATCAACCTGGTGTCAGCCTCGTGGTTTTGGGCTCACCCCCGCCGGGAGATCCCTCCTGAATGGCGATTACGGCCAACGGCTCCCTGGACTCGGCCACGGGTACGGCCTTGACGTCTCTGACGCTTACCGCCACGTCTGCAGTGGGCGACGTCCGCTGTTTCTATTCCAAGGTCAATTCCAACACCATCACCGTGTCGTCGCTGTCGGGGGGTAACGTGACGACCTGGGCTCGGGTTGCGGGTCCCAGCGTGGACACGAATGCCACGGTGGCTACGCACGAGCTATGGATCGGTACCGCGACGGGCGCTGGTACCACCTCCATCACCGTCACGTGGTCGTCCACGCCAACCGGGCTCGGGACAGATCTCGATTGCCGCACCTTCTCCAACTCCAATTCGGCCACGAGCTGGGCCAAAGATGGTACTGCGAGTGGCTTCAACAACAACGCCTCTTCAAGCACGATCACGTATCCATCCTTGACTGCGGCGGGCAGTGGCGAGCTGTATATCGGCCATGCTCGCTGTCCGTCGGGTGGATCGTACGGGACGCCTACCGGCTCGGGCGACACCTGGGTAACCGCAACGGACGCCAACGGGAACCCCTACATCTACACGCTGTCGTCGGCATCGGGGACAAATGCGCCTACGCAGAGCACCACCGCGTCGCTTTCGTACGCGATCGGGGTGCTCATCATTGCCACCGTCCCTGCTGCTGGGGGATTCGTACGTTCCAAAGCCGTCGCCCAAGCGTTGAACCGAGGCGCTGTTATCTAAGGAGGGATTCAATGTCCGCTGCCTGCTACACCGTCAACAACGGCCCGATGGTCACAACTGCTGGGCCGGTCAAGGTGACGACTGGCAACGTCATCAAGACCATGCTCCAGATCAAGACTGGCTCCACGGTAGCCGCCAGGATCGTGGAGTGGGGCATCTCTTTCGACGGCGCTGCCCTTGCCACCCCCATCCTTTGCGAGCTGGTGGAGACTGGGACCATTGCGGCGACGGTGACAGCCTATCTTGCTGCCGACATCCAGCCCTACAACGACCCCAACGCCCCTGCCTCCAGCATCCAGATCGGTTCCACCACCAATAGCGGGTTTACGGCTTCTGCGGAGGGATCGATCACCGCCACCCGCTCCTTGGACACGCAGTTGGTGGACCCGGCGATGGGCTACTGGAAGCAGTTCCCGCTTGGCCGTGAGCCGGTCATCAAGGCAGCCAATATCGGGCGCATTCGGGTGACTGCCCCCGCCGCGGTCAACGCTATCTGCTACCTCGTCTGGGAGGAGTAGGTGCCCCGCCTCGGACGTGCCTACCCGCCGCACCCGCCACCTCGGGTCGCTCCACCGACTCGCACCGCTTTTGTTCGGGCGCCGGCTGCCAAGCTCCCCTCCCGCCCCGCCATCCGTCGGCCGCATGCTGCTCAATTCACCGTGGCATCGGGGAGGCAAATCATGGCCCCAGCGCACCGTTTCATGTCCCGACGGCCCTCGGTGGTAGTGGCTCCCCGTCACGCTGTCGTGTTCATGCAGGCGGCGGCGCCCCTGGTGGTTCACCGCCGCCTCATGGTCGGAGTTGGGTTGTGAGCCCCTTCGAGATGCACCTCGGTGACAACGCTGAGCTGGAGATGGCGCAGCGTCAGGCGTCTTTGGACCAGGCTTTGACCCAGGCTCGCCAGGTCATAGACCACCACAACAACGCGGTAGCTGAGATTGAGAGCTGGGCTGGCAGCTTCAAGGAAGAGTCTCGGGAAGTTCGTACGCTCATCGGGCGAGTGGAGCGTGACATCGATCTCTGGGACGTCCGTGCCGGGGGACTGAACCGTCTCTGTCGTCTCGCTGTCGGCCTTTCCGCCATCGTGGGCCTGACTGAGATCGCCTGGGTAGCAGGTCACCTCATCCGCTGATGCCTGATACCTCGTGTGTGCCGTGGAAGGGCGCTCGAACGGGTCCGCCTCCGAACCACTATGGCCACCTTCGGGTTGGGGGTCGCGATTGGAAGGCTCACCGCTGGGTGTGGACGCAGATTCATGGAGCTATCCCGGCAGGTATATGCGTGCTCCACGCCTGCGATAACCCGACGTGTATCAATCCTGACCACCTCTTTCTTGGGACCCATCGGGACAATATGCGAGATCGGCGCAACAAGGGTCGGGATTTCAATAGCCGGAAAACGGAGTGCTGTCACGGTCATTCACTGTCGGGAGAAAACCTGTACCTCAGACCCGACGGTGCACGGGCGTGTCGGGTCTGCAAGCGTGAGCTGAAGAGGCGGCTGCGGGAGGTGCGTCGTTCCTGACTCCAGGACGCCCGCCGCCGGCAGCCCTCCCGGGCGTAGCTCCCAGCGTGCCGACCTGTCGCCGGCAAGGGCTTTTCAGCCTCAGCGAATTCCAACCGGACAGCCCTACGGGCAGGCGAAGGCCGTAGAGCAGATGATGGCAGCGCGGCCACTCCGTGACGAGGGAGCTGCCGGGCCTGGCGGCCCCCCCCCGGGACCCGGCTCCTCGTCACCACCGCCAGGTCCCCCTACGAGCGCTGGAGGAGGACCGTTTGGCGGTGGCGGGCACGATCCTAACCAGGTACTGGCCACGGTCTCCGGCAATCCGAGCGCCCGACCTGGCGAGCCGATCACTGCCGGCAATCCGACTGCTGCGCTTGGCGCTGGCTTCAAGCTTGACGTGCTGCGCCACGTTGCGCAGTTGCCCTTCGCTGGCCCGGAAATTATGCAGTTGGTCCAGAAGGCATACAACGAGGCGAACTACGGCAACCGAGCCCAGGTGTACTGATGGCTACGCCTGATCCGTATGGCGGGGTCAGCCCGCAGCTCACCCAGACCGGCACGGCCACCGGAGGGACCACCGATCCGGGCGTGGGGACGGGCACTGAGATCGCCCAGACGCTGGCGGATCTGAACAACGTCGATGCCAACTCCCTGGTACTCGGACGGCGGCTTGCCTCGTTGCAGAAAAAGAACCCGGGTATCACCGCCAGCCTTGCCTTCGACGCTGCCTCCGGGATCAACGATTCCACCTCGAACACGGTGGACCTGTCGCCGAACCTGCCGAGCTACGCCACTCCCAACGCCCTCTCCGTGTTGGTGTCAAACACCCTCGGATCTTCAACGCTGGCGCCGATCACCGACCTGCGGGCCTACCAGCAGAACCTCCAGGCGCTGGGCTACATCACCGACCCCACCTGGCAGCCCACGGGCAACGTGGACCAGCAGACCCTGAACGCCAGCTACCAGCACATCTCCGATCTCACCGGCACGATCAATCAGGGCAAGGGGCGCCTGCTGTCGATGTCGGCTACCGATGGGCTACGCCTGCTGAATGCCACCATGCCGACCAACCTGTGGAAGGCGTTCATGGGTGTCACGCACGGCATCGTGAAGTCCTTTTCCAACACCGGCAAGGATCTCTGGCTCGGCGGTAGCAACCTGCCGGGGCTGCTCTTCGGTGGCGAGACGGGCACGCAGCTCAACGACAAGATTCAGAAGGCAACCGGCCGGCGGTTTGGGCTGGGGGCGCTCGGTGAGGACGCTGCCAATGTCCTCACAATTGCCTCCCTGGCTACCGGCGTAGGTGAGCTGGGCGCGGTGGTGACCGGCGCCGGAGACCTGATGGGCGTGGCTGCCGATCAGGGTCTCGGCGCGGTCATCCGTCCCGTGGCGGGAGACGCTGGCTACGTGGCCCGTGGTTTTGGCTCGTTGGTGGGTCAATTCTCCGGGGACGAAGCCAAGCAGGGCATCACCGAGTTCTTCGGCAAGTACGGTCCCAAGGCCATCGCTCGCTCCCCGCTGATGGAACTAGTTGGCCGGGGCTATGGCGCCGCTCGCTGGACGTTGCTTCCCCAGGCGGCGCTGTCCACCTTCGAGCCCAACTCGCCTGTCGGCGCTGCTGCTGCGAAGACGCACGCTCCCTGGTGGCTGGACGCACCCGTGATCTTCGGCGTGGTGCATCCCGAAGAGGGCATCGTGGCCCAGGCCACGAAGCTGCTGCGGGTGGGCCAGCTCCGAGACGCCGTGGGAGTCACGCCGGAGTTTTTGCTTGGCATGGGCAAGGATGCTCACTGGACCAACGGTCAATACAGCCAGCTCGCCACCGGGGCCTACCTGCACGCCATCCTCACCGGCCAGGCTGGAGATGCGGCCACCTACGCTGGCATCGGCACCCGTAATGCGGCGGCGTGGAACGCGGCGCAGGACAAAGGAGGTGCTTTCTTCGCCAGCCACGTGGCCGATCAGATGGACAAACTGGTGAACCGAGTGGTCGAAAACGTAGACGACCCGACCCTGCGCCAGATCACTCCGGCGTTTGCTCAGGAGGCTACTGCCTGGGCAGGTGAGAACCCCAGCCTGATCGCCCGCCACTACGTCGACATCGTCAACTCGGCTCACATGCGGCAAGCTGGCGGGCTCATGGGCTCGGGCGAGTGGGATGGCTTCGACAACGCCAATCGGGCAGCGGACGAACTCTCCCGCCAGGTCACCCCGCAGATGGTCCAGGAGGCCATGGGGACGCTGTTTCAGCGCCGGCCGATGCCATTGCCTACGGAAGCTCCGGTGCTTACCGGGGAGGCTCCCCCTGGTCGGGTGCTGGCGATGCGGGCCGACAATCCCAGCTACAAGCAAAACCTGCAGAACCTGCTTAGCCGCTGGAAGGTGGCCACTGAAGGCGTCAAGACGCCGGATGGTCGGTACTCGATGACGCCACCCAATCCCACCGAGATCGCTGCCATCGAAAAGGAGGTGGCGAAGATCCCCGAGATGGTGGGGGTGAACCAACGGGACTGGGTGAACCACCTCACGCACCTCGCAGCCAAGGCTCCCACCGATATTACCGACCTACTCTCTCAGGGGCCATCGAGTACCGAAGCGGCTGTGGTGAGCGATGCCACCCAGCTCGCCCGCCTGAAGTACGGCGAGGATCTCTCCCGCATGGGCTTCAAGTTCTCAGCTACCGATCCGATCCGTCGTGGCCCGCTCAACATCGAAGAGCAGAAACTTGTTGGCGAGTATCGAGATTGGGCTTCCACGCAGCGTGCGCAGGGCAGACCTACGGCGTTGCCCTCGGAGGCGGGTCCTGGTCGCGGTCCCGTCGTTTCCCCCGACCTACGTAGCTACACGGATCATTTCGCTGCCCTTGGCTATCGCCCGGTGTATGGCGGTACGGGCGTGCTGCTGCCCTCGGACATGGGGCCGTTCGTGATGAACGCCCCGAGGATGAAGACGTGGGAGTACGCCCTGGCGCAGCTCGGCATGGGCACCCAGATGGTGGACGCAAACGCCCTGGCGCACTCCACGCAGATGGCGAGAGCCAACGACTACGCGGCCGAGGTGGATCCCAGCCGTTGGGGCTATGGCACAGGCGAGCGGATGATGCAGGACGTCTCCCGTACCTTCGCCCAGCAGATGGGCGACCGGGCAGCGTTGGTTGGCGGTGGGGTTACGAAGGTGGGCCGGATGGTCGACCGGGTGGGCCGCACGGTACAGACCGCCCAGGGACCGTCGCAGGCGTTCATTCGCTCCGTGCTTGAGGGTGACAACTGGGGACTCACGCAGACCGAATCGAAGTACATGGCGCGGGCCCTCTACTCGGCTATGCGGGACGGTGCCGCTGCGCCAGGGTTGGTGACCCGGCCGAGCGGCATGTTCAACATCATGCACACCCTCGCTGCCGGCATGCGGGTGAATGGGTTGCAGGGCATCTCGGACACCATGCGAGCCTTCACCTTGGGCGGTGGCCCCACCATCGAGAAGACGCTCTTCGGAGCTGGCATTGGTGCTGGTATTGGTGCTGCTTCCGGTCGGGGGGTTAAGGGGGCGGTTACGGGTGCTGCCCTCGGCGCTGGAGCTACTGCTCTCGCAGGGGGACTACCCGATCACTATGGCCACCTTTTCGACGCACCCATGCGTATCGCTCAAACGCTGCGGTTCCAACTCAATCCCATGTTCGAGGCTCGCAAGCTCACGAAGGGCGAGATGCTGGCCGGAGAGTACGAGGGGTTGGCCCCGTCGTTGTGGCCGTATAAGGCGATGCAGGCCGAGGACCCCATGGGCCGGCTCGGTTTCGACCAGAGCAAGGTCCCCGCTGGCTACGGCGTCCAGGCAGGCGGCAAGCTCATCGATCGCTACAGCCAGATCTTCACCCGCACGCAGGGCCAGGACGTCGCGGTCGTCAACGATGTAGACAAGGCGTTCAAAGACTCAGGCGTGCTCGGCTACAACCTCCAGCATCACGGGATCTACGACGTCGGCCGGATCTGGGATAAGCAATTCTCAGCTTCGCTCGCAGCAGGCAAGAGCGTGGAAGATGCCACCACCATCGCTGACACCTACGCCCAGGCGCACGGTCCCAAGCTCTACACCTTCGGCGCTCAGTCCCCCATCGGCCGCTCGGCCAACTTCCTGTTTTTCCCGTTCAGCTTCGAAGCCAAGGCTGCCACCGCTGCTGCGGACTACCTCACCGCTGAGCCGGTGCGTCTCTTCCTCACCCATGAGTTGGCCCGTCGTGCCGGATTGGTGGACACGCAGCTCACGCCCGGTCAGAAGTCCAAGCTCGGCCAGCTCGTTGATCGCTACGCCCCGGTCATGAATGACGTACAGAAGTTGAATCCGTGGAAGTACGGCATCGGACCGGGCGAGTTCCTCGGGCTTTACCGGCCTATCGCCGAGGCGCTTGCCCTGCCGGTGGAGAACGTGGCCAACGTGCTGCACCCCGGCGTCATCCCTGCCGACAAGGTGACCACCTTTAAGCAGCTCGTGCCTCGAATGCTCAGTGGCTACAAGGCTATCGGGACCTTCTGGAACGATGTGAACTCACAGGCGCACGTGTTTACCTCGCCCACGCATGAGTCCACAAAAACCGAGATCAATGACTACTACACCAACAAGGACGGACTCGATGCTCTGTACGCCCAGCAGGGGCTACCCTTCGGCACCGATGGCTCCATTGCGGGCTTCCGGCAGTCCCAGAAGGTCCCGGCGCAGTTTCGCCAGCAGTACATCACGGACTTGACGAAGCTCCAGGCGCTGTACCCGGCCGGTCCTCAGCACGCGGCGATGATCTCGAACCGTGCTCAGATCCAGTCGAACCAGATCGATTCGATCTTGCAGAAGGTGACCAAAACCACGCCGGAGAAAGGCATCACCACGCTGGAAGCGACCCGGCTGCAACTGAACCAGATTTATACTCTGTCCCAGCAGGCCCCGGTGATGAAGCACATCGTGCATGACCTGGAGACAACTCAGATGAGGAATGCTGCCATCCGACTCTTCGAGGGAATGAGCCGCTCGGATCAGGTGGCCTTCAATTCGCTGTGGAAGTCCCTCGGTTACGAGACTCAATACGGTCCGTTAGCCGTGCCGGTCGTCAACCGCCTCGAACCTGGTACGAGCTGATGGTCGTCGCTCCTGTTCCGAAGCCATCCCCGCAAGGCTCCCCTCCAGCGCCTTCACCTTCAGCTCCAGCGTCGGCCGCGCAGCCCACCAATATCAAGGATCCCAAGGCGTGGTATCGCCCCGGCGATAGCGCGAACACGAAGCGGGCGATTGACCAGTATGTCGTCACTCGCAATAAGGGCGAGGGGCTGGCCAACGAGCTGCGCTACATCACCAGCGTGTATGGCTCAGGGGTCGCCGATACCATTCGCCAGCGCGCATCGCAGATGGGCCAGGGGTTTGGCGGCAGCGTTATGCCTGCTACTCCCACTGCTCCCAAGACCGCCACGACAGCCCTGGGTGAAGTCGTTGGGGACATCACCGCTCAGGACCTGCTGGACGCCAATCCGGGGTACGTGGATCTCGCTACGGCCCAGCAGGCGCTGAACTTAGCCAAAACCAATCCCACCAGCATGGCGGCGCTGCGTACCACCGTGGTCACCGCCAAAAACCAGTTCTTTCTGAGCCTCGCCGGAGTAACTCCTAGCTACGCAGACAAGCGGGTCCAGCTCGCCCCCTCGCAGCCACTCACTGTGACGGGCGGTACCGGCACGGGGACGCTGGGCAATGTCCTGGCAGCCGGTGCGGCGGGTGGGGCAGGTGATCCCAACAGCACCACTTTTGCCAACGCCCTCGCAGCGCCCCGGGCAGCCGGCTACGACGTGGCAGGGTTACAGCGTCGGCTGAACGCTGCGGGAATCCTGCCCGACGGTACCTACACGCCGGGGATTTACGACCCAGCGACGATCAAGGCGTACTCCGGGGTCATTCAGGCAGCCTCAGAGATGACCATCCCCATCTCCACCCGGCTCGACCAGATGGTGGCCAACCCCACCCTGCAGCAGGCGATTGCTCCCCAGACCCGGGCAGACCCTAAGCAGGTGACCGACTACATCACGAGCACCTTTCAGAGGGCGGCAGGGCGCCTGCCCACCTCTGAAGAGATGGCGCAATACACCTCGGACTACCGCATGTTCGAAGACAAGCAGTACCAGGGTGCGGTGCAGCAGGCCCGGGGATCTACCCAGGCAGCGGGCGGCACGATCTACAACTACGACCCGGTGAAAGATGTGGCTGCTGAGATTGCCCAGGGTCAGCCGGCGCAGAGCTACGTCGGTCAGGACTGGGTGGGCAGCATCAATAAGATCCTTGGCAAATGAGCATGACCGCGGGGGCACTCGACCCCAACGCCACGGCGGTTCCGATCCCGCCGCAGTACCTGGCGATGTTCCAGGACGCAGCACAGCGCAATGGGGTTCCACTCAATGTGCTTGCCGTGGTGGTGAAAGCGGAGTCAGGTTTTGACCCCAACGCCATCGGCGACAACGGCACCAGCTACGGGTTCGGCCAGATCCACCTTCCGATGCACCCCGACGTGACGGCAGCTCAGGCAGTGGACCCGCAATTCAACATCAACTGGATTGCTCAGAGCCTCGGCAATGCGTACAAGCGCTACAACGGCAACGTCGCGGCCACGATCCTCTACAACAACTGCCCGGTGTGTGCCGACCACTTCGCTGCCACTGGTACTTACGGTCCCACTCAGGCTCTGGCACAAGCCTCCCAGCGTTACCTCGGTGCGGTGCTGAAGCCTGTCGGGGGTCTTGTCGGGGTGGGTACGGTGGGTACGGAGTGGATGGCGCCGGGCACGGGCTCATCTCCTACCAACCCTGCGATGCCGCTGCAACCCACGACCGCAACGTCCAGTGATCCCGTGGTTGCAGGTTTTCAGGCGATGCTGCGGGGCGACCAGGTTGCGGGCACGACGACCACGAGCACCGATGTGATCCCCGGCAGCGATCTGGCCAGCGCCATCGGGGTGTCCTCTACGGGTGGGGGGCAGGCCACGGGGCAGGCCACGGGTTCGTCATCCAGCGCAAGCACCGATGCCCCCGCTCCTACGGACACCACGACGATCACTACTCCCCACCCGGTGCAGATCGTGCCCACCGGGGGCAACAAGGCGGAGTAGATGGTCAGCGCTGTTGCCACGAAGACTCCGGTTCCCAAGCCGACGGCCAAAAAGGCCCCGGTTTCCAAGCCACCCGTCGCACCGAAGAAGCCCACCGACACGGGCTTCTGGGACCAGAGCCCGGCCACCATCGAAGCCGCGCTACGCCAGGAGCCCACCTGGCCGTCGATCGCCCAGATCTGGAACATCCCCGAGCTGCAGCAGGCTTTCATTTACGCGCACCAGAAGGGTTGGTCTGCTGCAGACACTCAGACCTACCTTCAGGGAACCAACTGGTACAAGGCAACCCCCGCCGCCGCTCGCACCTGGTTGGGCATGTCACCTGCAGACCAGCGGGTTGCAATTGACGACCAGATCACCAAGGTCCGCACAGCCGCCCGGGAGACGTACTGGGTGCCGATGACCGACGGGGCGATGTCGGACTGGGCTACGAAGCTCGCCAGTGGAGCGGTGGACCAGAATACCTTCGACCAGTATTTGCGGGACCAGGCGAAGGGGCTCTTCGGTAACAACCCGACGATGGCAGCAGCGATTGACCGCGGTGTCACACCGCAGACCCTGCTGTCCCCCTACCTGCAGCTTGCGTCCACGGAGCTGGAGCGCCCCAGCGATCAGCTCGTTGGGGATAGCCGGGTCTTTGGTGGAATCATGGGCGGGACCATGCCCACCATGAGCGATTTCACGTCGTCGCTGCGCCACCTCCCCGAGTGGCAGACCACCCAGAAAGCCAACGACGAAACGTCGACCCTCATGAAGCAGATGCTGTCCACGTTCGGTGGCCCAAAGGTGTGATGTAGATGCCTGTCGTAGACGATACCGGCCAGATTATTTGGGACCCCGTGTGGGGGCCGAACGGCAGCATCGTGTCCTCCTCCAACCCCAACCAGGTCGCCAGTGTCGGTACTCCGGTGGATGCCATTCCTCCTGCCATTCCCCCAGGGCCGTACCTGCCGTATGCGGGGGAGTCCCCCTCCGTTCCGGCCGCTGTAGCAGCGGGACCGACCGCCGACCAGAAGAGTGCTCAGGCTCGCCTACAGCTCATGTTCGACACGTATGGGCTGAGCAGCCTCTCCGGCTGGCTGTGGGATCAGATCACCTCTGGTGCCAGCGCCGACACCATTATGCTGAATCTGACCTCTCAGCCGGCGTACCAGGCTCGGTTCCCGGGCAACTCCGCTCGGCAGTCCAACAAATTTGCCGAGCTGTCGCCCGACGCCTACCTCGCCACCGAGGCTGCCTACAAGCAGGCGATGCGTAGCAATGGATTGGTTCCTCCGAGCGACCCCACAGCCTTCGCCAACCTGTTCGCCAACGACATATCAGCGAGCGAACTCGATGCGAATTTGAAGATCTACCATAACGTGGCGCTTAACTTTTCGCCCACGATGCGCCAGCATTTCGAGATGTACGCCGGTATGAACGTGAGCCACGATGACCTCTACAACATGTTCCAGGGCAACCGCCCAGATTTGGTCAACCAGTACGCCATGGCGACCGGCACGACCACCGCTAGTGCAGCCGATTTCGCTACTGCTCTTCCCACCGGCACTTCCTGGGCGACTCAAGCTGGGTTGCAGTACGCGGCTGATCGGGCAACGAAGGAGGAGCAGGCTCTATTCCATCCGCTCACAAGAGATCCCATTATGGGTACGGCTGGCATGCCGACCGACATGGCAAAAGCAGAAAAAGCAGGTTTTTAGAAAAAAGTATTGACAAATGGAAATCGCGCGTACACGCTGACGGTGTAGCCCACTCGCTGGGAGCCCATCCGGGGCTCCTTTTTTATTGCCCGGAGGCCGCGTGGCAGACGAGCCAGAGCCGCAGAATCCCGAGGTTGATGCACTGCGCCAGCAACTCGCAGCCAAGGATGCTGACATGCGCAAGTTGCAACTCACGACGATTCTGAAGGGCCTCGGTGCGCCGGCTACTTTTGCCGACATCTATCAGGGCGAGCTGGACGAAGCCAAGGTGAAGACCTTTGTGTCCTCGCTGCAGATCCCTGCACCCGAGCCAACCCCGCAGGAGGGTGCTGCCGACACATCCGCATGGGGACGCTACGAGGGCACGCAAGCTGGTAGCGCTCCCGCCGGAGGCGAGCCCAGCGACGTAGACAAGCTACTGGAGCGGGGTCGTACGGCCATTGAGAAGTCCAAGCCCTCGATGAATCCGTTCCAGGTCGGCGAGGCCGACATCCTCGACCAGAAGCAATTCGCCGCCGACGTGAACCGGATGCACCGGGAATGGGAGCGCATGGTGCGTCGTCGCCAGATGCAACCTGCCTACCGGGGCCTGGAAGGTTTCGGCGGCCGAATGGACCCACCGGACTACGCCTACGTGGCGCAGGACCGGGAACTCATCAGCCCGTAGAAAAGGAGTAGCTCGTGGCACTGGGACCGTCTGTCACCACACAGAGCCTGAGCCAGGTTGTTCGCCAGGCGTATGACCGCCAGCTCTACTTTGCCCTTCGGTCTCAGCCGCTCTTCGAAAGTGTGGCCGACGTCAAACCTGCCCTTCAGGCCATGCCGGGCAATACGGTCACATGGACCATTATGGATAATCTGGCGCCTGCCACTACGACCCTCGCCGAGCAGTCTGACGTCACTCCGGTGTCGCTCACCAGCTCCCAGGTTTCGGTTTCCCTTTCCGAGTACGGCACTGCAGTTGTGCTTGACGCAGCGGTGCGGGCTACCGGGTTCATCGACGTGGATGAAGCCACCTTGAATGTGATCGGCTACAACCTCGTGGACAGTTTGGACCTCGTGGCCCTCACCCAGCTTGTTGCCGGTGTGAATGTGCGCATCGCCAACGGCAAGGCGGCTCGGGCCAACCTTGTCGCCAACACCGCTACCAACACCTTCGACACCATCCAGCCGGCGGACATCCGCTACGTCACGGCCAAGTTGCGCGGTAACAAGGCGGCGCCGAAAAAGCAGAGCTACTTCATCGCCTTCATCCACCCCGATGAGTCGGCCGACTTCCGGGCGACCACCGGGTCGTTCTCCGGCTGGCGTGACGCCCACATTTACAGCTCTCCGCAGGCGATTTTCGCCGGGGAAATCGGGGCTTTCGAGGGCGAAATCTTCGTGGAAACTCCGAGGGCGCCGATCCTGCTCAACGCCGGAGGTAACAACCCCGGCACCGGCAACTCCAGCTCCGTTTACCAGACGCTGGTGTGTGGGGAGCAGGTGTTGGGACGCGCTGCTGCCATTGATCCCCACGTCGTCGCCTCGCCCGTTGTGGATGCTTTGAGGCGCTTTATCGGATTTGGGTGGTATGGCTTACTCGGGTACACCCGGTTTCGCGAGGCCGCGCTTTTTCGAATCGAATCCGTCTCTAGCCTCGGGAGCAACTGATGCCTCAGTACACCACCGCAGGCGATGTCTTCTCGGCCACCGCAGTCCGGTCGGGCTCGCAGCTCAACTCCTACACCGTGGCCACCTCGGTCACCACGGGAGGCATCGCCGCCTCCATCGTGGATCTCGGTGGTCCGTACGGCAATACGTTTCTCCACTCCATTGGTAGCGCTTCCGTAGCTGCCGGTGCGGTGGGTGTGGACGGCTCCATGGATGGCGTGAACTTCTACAATTGCATCGTGACCAGCACGGTGGTGCCGACCAGCACCACTTCAACGATCACGGTGGTTACCAACAAGCCTGCTCGCTATCTTCGGCTGAACGTTGGTACCCAGCTCAGTGGTGCCTCGGGCACGCTCGTTTACGGCGGGTTCTAAAGGAGGCTCTCATGGGTAATTGGTCCCCTCCGGCATCCGGTGGTTCTCCCTCTCAGGAGACCTCTGGCGACACCATTCTTTCGCCCCAGAAGGGCACGACAGGTACCGGCCAGGAGTCCTCGCCCATGGCGCCACTGTGGGAGCGGGGGTTGTCGCTCATGGAGAA